GCCTTCGCCGCCGCCCAGGGAGGCATTGCCCTGGGCCGCATCCCCGTGCAGGCCGGCCCCGTCCTCTACCTGGCCCTCGAAGATGGCCAGCGGCGGCTCCAGCGGCGCCTTCAAAAGCTGATTGACGCCCAGCAGCTCCAGCCCCCCGACAACCTCCACCTGGCCGTCCAATGGCCCCGTAGTAGCGACGGCGGCCTGGACGCCATCAACCAATGGCTCGACGAACACCCCGGTGCCCGCCTGGTGATTGTCGATACCCTGGCCCGGATGCGCGACCGGCGCCGGCAGGAGAACGGCCTCTACGAGGAAGACTATGAAGCCGTCTCGCTCCTCCAACAGATCGGTCTTAGCCGCAACGTCGCCATTCTCGTTATCACCCACACCCGCAAACCGAAATCCTCTGGTGATGAGGATTTCCTCGACGAGGTCCAGAATTCCACCGGGCTCACCGGGGCGGCCGATTGCGTCCTGGTCCTCAAACGGCCCCGGCAATCCCGCGAAGGCACCCTCTTCGTCACCGGCCGCGATGTGGATGAGCGCCGGATTTCCCTCTCCTGGGATCCTCAGTATTGCCTCTGGACCCAAAACGACCAGCCGGATGGCGACTACCTCTCCGCGGACCAGCAAGCCGTTGTCAACATCATCACCCAAAATGGTGCTCCCATGCCCATGTACCAGATCATCCTCTCGTTAAACAAGGAACCCGAGGCCGGCCGGCAGCTCATTCATCGTATGGCCCAGCTGGGAATATTGAAAAAGACTGGTTACGGGGTTTACGACACCAACGTGTCAAACCTGTCAAACTGTCAAACTGGGGCTAACCCCCATCCAACTGAGTAGTTGCGGCAGTTTGACAGTTTGACAACTTTGACAAGGAGCCATCATGAACCTAAGCGAACCCTACCTCCAGAAGGTGTTCATCAACCGGACCTCGGACATCTATAGCGCCCAGAAACGACGCGCACGGAAGTACCGCCAGGAAATCCAATATAGCCTGGAGGCATTCCGCGAATGGGTTTTGGAATCCGAAATCTGCACCTACTGCCGCGTGCGCCTCACCGTGCAAACTTTTAGCGCGGACCATAACCTGCCCGTGAGCCGCGTGAGCGGGCCCGCGGCCTGGTCGATCGGGAATATCGCCATCTGCTGTGGTCCGTGCAACCTGGCCAAAGGTAACCTGAGCGGCGGCGAGTTCGAGCGACTCCTTCAGGCCATCAAGGATTTTGCGCCCGTTGCCCAGCAATCAATCCTGGCTCGGCTCCGGGCCGGGGCCCGCAAATGCGCCGGGAAAGGATGGTAAATCAATGGGGAAAAGATGGAGCAAAGCTGAGTGCGTCAAGGCTGTGCTTATGCGCCGTCAGGGTTATAGCGAGGCCGTCATCGCCAAGGCCATCGGCCGCCCCAAAGGCGCCACGAAAGCAAAACTGCTACACATGGGAATCCGGTACCCGTTAGGTAATGTGTTGCAAATGTTGCAGGACCGCGATTAGTTTCTTTCAACCCAACTTTTTTGGAGGTACCATGTCCAGACGACAAGTGCTGAATTTCGCCGCCAAGTTTGCCATCTCCGAATGGCTCCGCAACAACCAGGAGCGTCTACGGAGCGAGCGACCCCTCTTCACCAGCCTGGCACGGGAGGTCAAGGAAAAAATCGGCCAGGTCGTGAGCCCGCAGGTCATCGCCGAAATCTGCCGCACCGTGGGCGTCTCCTGGGAGCCCCCCGAGCAAAAGGGGATCAAATCGCGTTCCTTACTTTGGAGCAAGATCCACGAGCTGGAAACCAACCAAAAGACCATGGACCAGGTCCTGGTGTCCCTGTGTGAAAAGCTCGGGGAGCCCTACCCCGTGGTTGTGAAGTAACCCCCCGGGCGGGAGGCGGGACTCCCGCCCGTATAACCCTCACCCCCGTACCCATCAAATACCCTCCCACGCGTCTCTTCTCATTCAAAACCTCCCCTTGTCCCGATAGAATCCAGGTATGGACGCCAGGGAAATCCTCGCGCTCGGCCTCGACCCCACGCGCATCCTCCGCGCGCAGGGTATCACCCCCGACCCCTGGCAGGAAGACCTCCTCTTTTCCAATGCCCAGCACATCCTCCTCAACTGTTCCCGCGGCGCGGGCAAGTCCCGCACCACCTCCGCCCTGGCCGTCCACCACGCGCTCACCACCCCGAAGTCTACGACCCTTCTCGTGTCGCGCGCGATGCGCCAGGCCCTGGAGCTTTACCGCTATTGCTCCCAAGCGTTCAAGGCGCTCGGCTGGCCGATCCCGCCCACGGAAACCGAAACCAAGAGCCAGGTCGAGCTGGCCAATGGCGCCCGCATTATCTCCGTGCCCGGCAAGGAGGCCAATATTCGGTCAATCCAGGGCGTAAGCCTGCTCGTGATCGACGAGGCCGCCCGCGTGCCCGATGACCTCTACGCCTCCGTGCGGCCCATGACCGCCACCACGAACGGGCGGATCATCGCGCTCTCGACCCCCTACGGTCAGCGCGGCTGGTGGTGGCGCGAGTGGGAGGACGCCGACGCCGGCTGGGTACGGTTCCGCGTGCCCTACCAGCGGTGCCCGCGGATCAGCGAAGCGTTCATCGAAAACGAGCGGCGGAGCCTCGGCGAGCAGTGGGTCGAACAAGAGTACGAGTGCAGCTTCACGGCACTCGAAGGCCTTGTGTACCCCGAATTTCCTGATGCGGTGTACGCCATTGGGCTACCCCCGCCCGGCGGCGAGAAGGTCGGCGGCATCGATTTCGGGTATCGCAATCCGTGCGCCGCCGTCTGGGGCTACCTGGACCGGGACGACGTGCTCTGGATCGAAAAGGAGTTCTACCGCCGGGAGACCTCGCTGCATCAAATCGCCCAGGCCCTCAAGGAGAAGGCGCCGGGAACGATGTGGTACGCCGACCCCGCGGGCGCCCGCGAGATCCAGGAGCTACGGATCGCCGGCCTCAAGATCCGCAAGGGCGATAATGACGTGCCCACGGGGGTGGCCGCCGTCGCTGCCCGCCTTCAGACCGGCCGGCTCAAGGTCCGGGAAACCACCTGTGAGAACCTGATCGGCGAAGCCAAGCTTTACCGGCGCGAGGGCAACTCGGAAATCCCCCTCAAGGAGAACGACCACGCCCTGGACGCGCTCCGGTACCTGGTGTCCCGGATCGACGCCCGTTACATGGCCCGGCTACGGAAGGAGCGGCACCCCGAAGGCCGGGAAGACGGCCAGGGGGGGGAGACTCCCGAAGAAGCGGCGGAACGTCGCGACGAAAGTAACGAGCTGGTGCATGGGATCAAGCCCCAGCAATGGCTCAGCCTCGACAACGAAGCGCTCTGGGAGGCGGTCTAATGTTCGAACGCACGCGCCTAGCGCTGGCTTCCTGGATCATGCCCAAGGCGATGCCGCGCGCGTTGGCCGGCGGCCAATGGTTCGGCACCAATTACACGGACCTCTACAAGAGGAATCGCGAGCCCACCGCGAATGAGCTAATGGCCGAGCTCAAGGGAACGGCGTGGACCTGCGCCAGCCTCAACGCCAGCGTATGCGCCAACTATTACCCGCGCCTGTTCGTCACCACCCAGACCGGGCAGTCCGCCGCGCGGGCGCCCGTCAAAGCGCTCGACCGCCGGACCGAGGAGTGGCTCCGCTCCCGCAAGGACCTGCCGGCCCGGTGGACCAAGGCCGCCAAGCTCCAGGAGGTGACCCAGCACGTCCTTTTGGACCTGTTCCAGACGCCCAACCCCTTCCTCTCCCAGTTCGACCTCTGGGAGCTCACGACGCTTTACCAGGAGGTGGTGGGCAACGCCTACTGGCAACTGGAAATGGGCCCCCTGGGAGTGCCGGTTCACATCTGGGTCATGCCCGCCCAGAACATGAGCCCCGGACGGGACGACGACAGCCCCAACGTGATCGACTGGTACACCTACCAGACCGGGAAGAGCAAGCAGTATTTTAAGCCGGAGGAGATCCTCCATTTTCGGTACCCCGACCCGCGTAACCCCTACGCCGGGGGCCTCTCGCCGCTGCGGGCGTCCATCGAGAGTGTGAACCTCACGAGCCACTACAACGCCCGGCGTAGCGCGATCTTTGAGCAGACGGCCGTGCCGGACGCCATCGTCACCCCGGCCGAGGTGATCGGGGACGACGAGCGGGAGCGATTAGAGATGATGTGGAACCAGCGCTTCCGCCGCGGGGGTGCCGGCCGGGCCCTGGTGACCGAAAGCCCAATGAAGGTGCAGCTCCTACGGCAGTCCATGGGCGACCTGGCCCTCCTGGCCGAGCAGGGCGCCACGAAAGAGGACGTGGCCAACGCCTTCCATGTCCCCATGTCTTACCTGACGCGTGAGACGAACATGGCCAACATCCAGGCTGCCCACCAGCAGCATATGATGACGGCCATTAGCCCCCGGCTTTCGCGGCGCGACGAGCGCGTCAATAACCAGCTGGTGCCGCTCTTTGACCCCACCGGCCGCCTCTTTTGCGCCTCGGAGGACCCCGTGCCGGTCAACCTGGAAAACCAGCTCCAGCGCATGGACCTCTCGCTCAAGTACGGGGTCGTGACCATCAACGAAGTACGCCAGGAGCAAGGCATGGACCCGGTGCCGTGGGGCGAGGTGCCCTGGCTACCCTTAATCTGGGAGCGCACCGACTTCCCCCGGCGCGTGGACGAAGCGGCCGACTCCGGGCGTAATAAACCCCCCGGGCATGCACCCCAAGCAAGCCACCAAGATCAATCGGAGTAGACCCATGAACTGGCTCAATGAATATGGCAATACCGAGGGGCCCCTGGGCTTTCCCATGCCCGACAAACAGGCGCGCGCCCTGGAGCTCCTTCTCAAGGCCCTGCCCAAGGGTGAGGAGTTCAAATACCGCAAGAGCGTCGTCGCCAAGCAAGCCGAGCTATTGACCGGGGAGCGCTCCGACGTTTCCTGGATCTCCACCAAGAGCGTGGACCGCCAGGGCGACGTCGTCTTTGCCAAGGGGATGAACGATGCGCAGTTCGCCCAAAACCCTCTGGTCACCTTGAACCACGCTTATTGGGCGCCGCCGGCAGGCCGCTCCGTGTGGCGCAAGTTCGCCAAGGACGGGGAGCTCAGGGGCGTCAAGGCCAAGACGATTTACCCCGCCAAGCCTGAGGCCTGGGGTGAGGATCCGTGGGTGCCCGATAAAGCCTTTGCCCTTTGCGAGGCCGGGCTTTTGAACGCGAAGAGCATCGGTTTTCTGCCGACCAAGGTGCATGTGCCGACCAACAAGGAGCGTGAGACCCTGGGCAAGGACACCCAGCTAGTTATCGAAGAGTGGCTCATGCTCGAATACGCCTGCGTCTTCCTGCCGGCCAACCAGGACGCTGTTGTCGAGCAGGTCTCGAAGGGCCTTGAGATCCCCGAGGGGATCGCCAAGGCGCTCGGCATCGAGGCCAGGCCCGCCGCTCTACCTCCCCCCCCTGGTAGTCCACCACCGCCCTTTGCCTTCACCACTCTGGAGGACGTCGATAAAGCCATTAACTCCCGCATTGCCGGAATTAACTGGGAGCAAATGGCGGAAAAAGCACTCACCGAGGCCTTGGATAAGGCCAGGGGACGAGTATGATCGAAATAAGCGGTGGCCGGAAGGCCTCAAAGAGGGAAGGGGGTTGTAGCCACCCGCGCCGCGATCAACGATGGGAGGTAGTCAGGCAGGAGGCTCCGAAGGCAAGGAATGTACGTAACCTTCTCCCATCGTCATAGCAGGGTAGGGAAGTTGGTCATCCCACCGGACTCATAACCCGGAGACCGCTGGTTCGAATCCAGCCCCTGCGATTCCAACCGTTAGGCATATCACTGGGGGAGAGGGACTCCAAGCCCTTAGCCGGTGGACGCTGGAGACGGAGTAACCCGTAACCTTGGTCCACGGGGTAGCGCTGTGTACCCCATCCGGAGTCCCCCGATGTTTGTCAAGTTCCTCAAAGATTATCTGGGCGTCAAGCAGGGTCAACAGGTCGATGTCTCCGACCAGGACGCCGAGGCCCTTAGCAAGGCGGGCCTCTGCGAAAAGGTCCAGACCGACCTGTTGAACCCTGCCATTGAGCGGGCCATGGCCGCCCAGTTCGACGTCTTCTCCAAGGCGGTGGATGCCGCCCTCGCCAAATTCCAGCAGGCTCAGGGCCTCGCCCGCAGGCACGCCGTCCCCGCGATCTTCGGAGCTGATGGGAACGGGGACCCCCACCGGAATTTCGGCGACTGGGCCCTCTGTGTCGCCAAGGGGAACCGCAAGCGGCTCGAAGAGGTTTACAAAAGCACCTTCAACTCGTGGAAAGAGGTCCCCGACTACTGGGGTAAGGCCGCGCTCGCGGAGTCCTCTGGTGCGCAGGGCGGCTACGCGGTGCCCCCCGATTTCTACCAGGGGCTCCTCCTCGTTATGAGCGAGGATGGCATCTTCCGCGCCAACGGCGCCTTTGTCCAGCCGATGGGGAGCGCCACGATGCAGTTCCCCTACCTCGACGTCACCACGGCCCAGAGCGCTGGTAACTCGCCCTTCTTCGGTGGGGTCATTGCCTACTGGACCGAAGAAGCTCAAAGTCGGACGGAATCCGAGCCGCAGTTCAAGATGATGGAGCTCAAGGCCCATGAACTGGCCGGCTACTCGGTGTCGAGTAACGTCCTCCTGGCCGACGCCGCGTTTGGCCTTGAAAAATTCTTGATGACGCTCTTCGGCCGGGCCATCGCGTGGTACGAGGATTACGGCTTCTTGCAGGGTAACGGCGTCGGCAAGCCGGTCGGTACGACCAACGCCGGCGCGACCCTAACGACCGGACCCAACACCGGTAGCCGGACCACCGCCAACACCATCAAGCTGGCCGATATCGCGTACCTGGTAAGCAAGCTGATCCCGGCGAGCTTCAAGCGCTCGATCTGGGTATTTAGCCCGACCTGTATCCCGCAGATCCTTCAGTTGAGCGACGGCAGCAACCGTGTGGTGTTCATCTCCATCGACCAGGGCGTGGTCAAGGCGCCGGTGTGGTCGATCCTCGGACGGCCTGCCTACGTCACGGAAAAATTGCCGGCCCTGGGGACGTCGGGGGACATTCAGCTCATCGACCCGAGCCTTTACGTTATCGGCGACCGGCAGCAGCTGGAAATCGCCGCCAGCGAACACGTTAACTTCCTCAAGAACCAGATGACGTGGCGCTTCATTCAGCGCGTGGACGGCCAGCCCTGGCTGGAGAAGCCGATCACGCTTCAGGACGGCACCACCCAGGTGGCGCCTTTTGTTGCCCTGCACAGTTAACCGGGTTTTCGGGGATGTTTCAGCAACCGTATCTCAATAAGGGGTTTCCGATGCCTGCCAATCCCGTATCGAGCGGCCTTCCGCCCGCCAACGAACAGATGGACGAGAACCGCCTTAACGACATCGGCGAGTTCAAGACCGAGGGCCCCTCCAAGCCCCTGGTTCCGCCCAATTCGGGGGACCCTCAAGCCCAAAACCATGGCCGGAGTGTCATCAACCGATCGCAATAAGCACCGACCGAAACCGTATTTTCTACTGTTGTCGTCTGTAGAAACTGAGGCAAGGGCCCGCCCAGGGCCCTTCGCCTCCACCCAAGCGAGGAAACATGTACACCGAACAAATTACCCAGGCCATGGGGCTCGGCACCCCGATTGCTCCCCAGAGCCTAAGCACGACCACCACGGTCACCACCGGCAAGATCGACATGTTGATCTTCCGGCGCGCCATCTTCACCTTTAATATCGGCGCGGTGACCGGGTCCATTAGCGCCGCGGCGACGCTCCAAACCTCGCCGGACGGGACGACCTGGACCAACGAGGTGAACGACGTTGGCACCATCACCATCACCAGCGCCAACACCGGCCTGACCAAGGAGTTGCGCGCCAGCGAGGTAACGGCCGGCAAACGCTACGCCCGGTTAAGCGTGGTCTGCACCATCACCACCGGACCGAGCCTGGTCGCCGGTATGGCCATCGGGATGGAAGCCGACCACAAGCCGGGTAGCGCCCAGAACGACACGACCACCTACCCGGCGGCGAACCAGAACGTGACGTAAGCCAAGGTCGAACTAACCCTATGGTCGCCCAAGCGCTTGGCCCCGGTGGGATGCTCGGAACCTCCTAACCACCGGGGCCTTTTTTTCTGGAGCACCTATGGATGAACTCCGCGATGTCTGGACCATCCGCATGGTCGTTGCGCTGATCGGCCTTACGGTCGTCGTCTGCCTGGTCGGGATCATCGTGAGCGAGTGCGTCGAAAAGGACCCGCCCCGGTGTCTTCCGATCATTGCCAGTGCGGCGCTCGGCGCCTTGACGGGGTTACTCAGTAACGTCTTCACCCGAAAGGGGTCCTAACGTGGCCGTCAAAAATGCCGCCTACGTCCGGCACGCGGAGCTCCAGTTCCCCTCAGCTCTGAAAGCGCGGGTCCTCGCGGCCGGGATTCCCTGGATCAAGGTCCTGGAGTGGATCGGCCAATGGGGGCTACCGATTGTGATGGAACTCTTGACCGGGTTCCTCAACCACGCCAACCTCGCCCGCACCGTTGGGCCGGCCCCAACCCCGCCGGAGGGCTAACATGGCCAAAAAAAAGTGGATGAAGGACGTCAAGATCAAGCGGCCCGGCATCTGCACGGGCGGCAAATTCGGCGGCCCCACCTGCCCGCCGGGGTCGAGGCAATATGCCCTGGCCAAGACGTTCCGCAAGGCGGCCAAGAACCGCAAGAAAAAGGGCTAACCATGACGCCGGCCAACGACCTGCGGACCAACATCGGCACCTGGGGCCTTTGCGCCTGCCGGTTGCCCGCGGTCGCCGCCGTCATGCGGAACCTCCTTCCGAGCGAGGAATTTGACCCCTCTTTTCAGGGCCAGCTGCTCAAGACGACCTATTACGACACCAAGGATTTCGTGCTCCGGAAGGCGCGCCGGCAGGGGGATAAATACCTCACCCTGCGCACCCGGTGTTACAAGGCCGCCGGCCGGGTGGAGGGCTACGCCCTCAGTGCCAAAACCGAGAGCCAGAAATTCCGCACCCTGCTCTCAGAGGACGACCAGGGGGCGATTGAGCAGTTTCCGGGCGCCATCGCCCAGTGGCTCCCGGGCGATATGCTGGCCCGCTACCAGGAGCTGGTCGGCGATGAGCCGCTGCTCGCGGTCGTAACGGTCTGCTGCACGCGCTACGCGTGCGAGGACAGCCGGAATCGCCTCACGTTGGATGTGGACCTGAAAACCGACCTGGGCAAGTGTTTGCCGTGCTGCGTGCTGGAGTTCAAATCGACCGACCCGGATACGCCCCCCCCTGGCAGTCTTCAGGCCCTTGGCCTACGGCCGATCAAACTGAGCAAATTCCTTTGGGCCACGGGCCAGGATCGGTGAACCATGCAAATCACGGTGTGCGATCACTGCAAGAAACCCGTGGACCCCGCCGAGCGCTACCAGCTCCAGGCCGTTACGCCCGCCGGGTCGATCCTTCACCGCTGGGAGCTCTGTCCGGCGTGCTACGACGACGCGGAGTTCCTCCTCAAGAACCCGCCGGGCGCTTCGGAGGCCGAGATCATCCCGTTCCCCAAGGCCCCGGCTTAACCACGGAGTTAACGATGCCACTCACCAAGCAACAAACCGCGCTCGCGTGTGCCACTCAGCTCGTATCGATCTGCACCCAGTTCCAGACCCTCTTTGACCAGATTGCGTTGGTGCTCGATGAATACGACGCCGAGCAGTATGAGAACTTCTGGAACAATATGTCGACCGCGGTCCAGAACGCCGACGGGTCCATTGGCGCCGCCGACGGCACGCCCAACCCGGCGCACCCGATCACGATCGGCAGTCCGCCCCTTTACCGCTCGGCCAACGCCCTGATCGCCGGGATCGTCGTCTGCCAGGACTTCCAGAAGTTCTGGAGCAACCAGGCCGTTGCCACCGCCAACCGCTCCCAGAGCGTGGAAGACCTGGTCGCCTAAGGGAGACTCCCATGGCCGCCGTTGACCTCATCACCCAGGCTCGGGCACTCAACAACCTCAATAACAAGTCGCTGACCACCAATGAGCAGACGACGGTGAACGCCCTCATCACGTCGCTCAGCCGGGCCATCATGCGCTTCACCCGGCGCGATTTTAATACGTTTACCTATGATGAGCTTTACAGCGGGCACGGTGAGCGGGCCATGATGCTGCGCCAGTACCCGCTTCAAAGTGTCCAGTCGGTCCGCTACCGGCCGGTCACGGTCACCAAGATTACCTGCACGCGCAACGCCCAGGGCGACACCCCCCAGGCCCGCGTCGAGGTGCTTTCCACCGGCCTACGCCTGACGCGCGTGACAAGCGGCGTCACCACGCAGACGACGACCGGGTTGACCTTTGCCGCGAATGCGACCATCGGCGCCCTGGAAGCGGCCGTCAACGC